GGCAAGTGGCTGCTGGGACCGAAGACCGCGTGAGGGGTTGTAGACCAGAGCGGAATCGCACCCCTGTGAGAAATCGCGGACAAGTTCGCAAGAACGTCGTCGCTCCACGCGAACTTCAATGCCGTGTTCACCCAAAACGAGCTGTTCACTCTTCCGTAGCGAAATCAGCCCTCGACTTCTCCGCAGAACCACGCATTCGTGTCGTTTAGGCGGGCATCGGTAGGGCCCGACCGGAAACACAGGGCTCGCCTCGCGGAACGCGGGGCTTTGGGTGGTGGCACCGTTGAAAGCGGGCCAACGCGGAGCGTCAATCACGTCGCTCCGAAACCCACGGAGCCCCAACATGACCACCAAGGCAATAGACAAACCCGCCAGGTCCGCCCGATCGGCCGCCGCACGGCAGGTCGCAGGCAGCAAGACCGCATCGGCGCGTGCTCCGGTCGCCGCCACGACCGGCATCCGCAAGCGCGAAGCGCTTCCGGAGCGGCCTCCCGTCGAAGGACCCGTCACCAAGCATTCGCAGCTCGTGCAGCTCCTAAGCCGACCCGAGGGCGCCAGCATCGAGGACATGATGCAAGTGACGGCGTGGCAGCAGCACAGCGTGCGCGGGTTTCTGGCCGGCACGGTGAAGAAGAAAATGGGGCTCGCGCTGACTTCGACCAAGGCCGAAGGCGATGTTCGCCGATATCGGATCGCGACGCGCCGAGGCCGGTGACATGGCAAAGCCAGCCCTCGATATTGCGGCGGAGATCATCCGGCTCGAGAACCTCGCGCTCGATCGTCTGCGCGGGGAATGGCGGCGTCTTCATCAGACACCGCCGCCGAAACGTCTGAGTCGGGACATCCTGTTGCGTGGGATCACGTACAAGATGCAGGAGAACGCGTTCGGCGGATTGTCGAAGGCGATTCTCCGCAAGTTGCAGACCCCCGCCCTCAGCGAAGCGTCCCCGGCCAAGAAGTGCCGGCCACGGCCGTCGTTCAAGCCGGGGACGCGCCTCGTGCGCGAATGGCACGGGATCACGCACACGGTCGTCATCCTGGTCGATGGCGTCGAATGGCGTGGCCAGCGCTACCGATCGCTTTCGGTTGTCGCGCGCGAGATCACCGGCGCACATTGGTCCGGGCCGCGGTTCTTCGGCCTCAATCAGGCTCGCGCCGATGACTGAGGCAGAGCGTGTCGAGGCCGCGCGAAAGGGTTTCGCCGAGGTCACCGGGGCGCTGGAGGACGCGACGAGGTTCGCGGCAGAGGGACAGGTCGCTCCTGGCATCGCGTCAGCGATACGATCGTGCGATCGCCTTATCGCGCTGCTGGAAGCTTGTCTCGCGCGACTGCAGCGATTGCGGAGGCGGCTCGGATGATCCGCATCGCTTGCGCCATCTACACCCGCAAATCCTCCGAGGAGGGACTCGAGAAGGAGTTCAACTCGCTCGATGCTCAGCGAGAGGCGTGCGAAGCCTACATCACGAGCCAGAAGCACGCCGGGTGGGTCGCGGTTCGGGACCTCTACGACGACGGTGGGGCTGTCCGGCGGCACGATGGAGCGTCCCGCGCTCAAGCGGCTGCTCGCTGACATCAAATCCGGCAAGGTGCAGATCGTGGTCGTTTACAAGGTCGACCGGCTGACGCGCTCAGCTGGCTGATTTCGCCAAGATTGTCGACGTGCTCGATGCGCACGGCGCCTCGTTCGTCTCGGTTACGCAGCAGTTCAACACCACGACGTCGATGGGTCGCTTGACGCTCAACATGCTGCTCTCTTTCGCCCAGTTCGAGCGTGAGATTGCCGGCGAGCGCATCCGCGACAAGATTGCGGCCTCGAAGGCCAAAGGCATGTGGATGGGCGGCAACGTTCCGCTCGGCTACGACGTCTGTGAGCGCAAGCTGATCGTCAATGATGCGGAAGCCGAGACGGTGCGCATGATCTTTCAGCGCTATGCACAGCTGGGATCGGTTCGGCTGCTCGGCCACGAACTCGATCGGCTCGGTGTGGTCAGCAAGCGCCGCGAGGGGGCAGGTGGCGTTCTCGCAGGCGGCAACCGCTTCTCTCGCGGCGCACTCTATACACTGCTGCAGAATCCGATCTACTGCGGCGAGATCAGGCACCAGGGCAACGTCTACCCCGGTCAGCACGACGCGATCATCGATGCTGACCTCTGGCAGCTCGTCCAAAACAAGCTGGCCGGCAACCGACAGGCTCGAGCGCTCGGCGGAACCGCGGAGGCGCCGAGCCTGCTCGCCGGGTTGATCGTGGACGGCGACGGACAGCGCATGACGCCGACGCACGCTGTGAAGAAGGGCCGACGCTACCGGTACTACGTCTCGACGCAACTCATCTCCGGCACGCGGTCCGACCATGCCAAGGGCTGGCGCATCCCCGCGGGAGATATCGAGGTTCTTGTTCTCGACCGGCTTCGCGCATTCCTCGCGTCCGAACGTGATATCGGTGAAGCGCTGTCACGCTTCGACCTCGACGCCTCGGCCGTCCGATCGGCCATGATGAAGGCCAGCCAGCTCGTCGAAGGCTGGGCGAACCTGCCGCCGATCAAGCTCCGGGAACTGGTCCGCACTGTCGTCGAGACCATCACGGTGGATGACGATAGGGTTGTTGCGTCGCTCAAGCCGGCGGAGGTCGCAACCATCCTGCTGGGCGACATGTGCTATATTCGAGAGGCTCACCAGCCCGGCATGATTGAGCTGACCATCGATGCCAAGCTGCGCCGCGCCGGGAAAGGAATTCGATTGGTGGTCGGGGGCGGTGTGGCTGCGAAGCCTGACGCACAGATGATCGCCCTATTGCGCGACGCACACGCGACCCGCGAGGCCCTGATGTCGGGACGCGACGAGACCATCGATGCCATGTCGCGAAGGCTCGGCATCGATCGAGACATCCTGTCGGCGCAGATGCGGCTAACATATCTAGCGCCGGATATCGTCCGCGCCCTCGTCCTAGGGCGGCCCGCCGAGGGGCTGACGCCGGCGGGCCTTCTCTCTCGGTGCAAAGACCTGCCGCACGACTGGCAGCACCAGCGCGCAGTCCTCGGTATCGAGACGCTTTAATGCCCCGAGAAGTCCCGAAAGCGATGCCGCTCTGACGGGCCGAAAAAGGCCCCACAGAGATAAAGTGGGCTATGAGCGGGGGAACGTCACCGAGAGACGCCGCTGTTCGCTCGCACCCTCAAAAAGCATGTCGCCAAGCCGCGGAAATGGCGGCGATTTTCCGCCTGCGGAAATCTAAAAATATGCAGTGATATCAGAGAGTTGGTGTGTGGCTGTGGAGGCAGTCTGGCGCGAACGGGTCTCAGGAACAGGGTATTTCCGCGCTTTCTAGGCTTAAAGTTCGGCCCGGAACGCCGATTTTATGCGTAACTACAGTGGGTTATGGCGCCATTGACTCCGCGAAAATAACAGAGAATTTTGCGGGCTGATCAGAGCGAGTTGCGGTCGGAGCAGTGGTTTAGGCGCAGATATTAGGGAAGCGCAAAGAGCGGCCTCAGCCGGCCGCTATGGTTAACTTCGCTCGGGTTCTCAGTCTCGTCAGGCCATTGAAAGTTCAGCGTTTTTATAATATGTTTCGTTCGCCAGCGCTTCACTGGGATTCCCGGCAGTGGGGTTTGTAATGAACTTGTTCGAGCGCTGAAGGACCGAGCCGCGAAACGAACCGTGAGCCCCAAGAACCTATTCGCCCCGCAAGTGGGATCGGTGACGGGCAATAGTCGGAATATCGATCGGGATTAGCGACGGACCGATGGCGACAACTTCGTGTCAACGAGGTGTCGCTGCATCGTGCCCCGGATTTTCCCGTCCGATAGCAGGCGACACCTCTTGTTATGAGAGGTTTTCCATGACTAGCCTAAGCGTCGAGCATCGCTCTCCCAGCGAGCTCAAACCCTATGGTCGGAACGCTCGCACCCACAGTCCCAAGCAGATCGCTGAGATAGCCGCTAGCATCAAAGCGTTCGGCTTCAACAACCCCGTCCTGATCGACAAAGCGGATGGTATCGTCGCGGGCCACGGGCGCGTCGAGGCCGCCAAGCTGCTCGGTCTTCCGACTGTGCCGACCATTCGGCTCGAGCATCTGACTGAGGTGCAGAAGCGCGCCTACATCCTCGCGGACAACAAGCTCGCCGAGAAAGCTGGCTGGGATCGCGAAATCCTCGCGATCGAGCTTCAGAATTTGATGGAACTGGAGCTCGAGTTCGACATCTCGGCAACCGGCTTCGAGTTGCCGGAGATCGACGTCCTGATCGACGAGCTCAAAGAAAAGCCGGCAAAGGCTGATCCGGCCGACGAGGTGCCTCTGGTCGAGGGG